AAGGGTTAGAAAATTTCCCAAACCTTGGGCTGGAGATTATTTATTTCACCATTACGTGCATCAAGCTAAAGCTGTCGGTAAACACGGTAAATTATTAAAATGTCGTGGAATTGGGTTTAGTTATAAATGTGCTTCATGGAGTCCTAGGAATATGTACATATATCCAGGATCTGGAAACCCAAACTTTCATTTAGCGTCAGAGAAAGGATTCTTATCTGGTGATAAAGGAATCTTTGGTAAGGTTATTGACTGTTTAGATTGGATTGCTCAACACACACCTTTTTCTAAGTTAAGGCTTACAAATGGTGTTAAGAGTATGGAAATACAATTAGGATATCAAGATGATTACGGTGTACGTAAAGGATTATTATCTTCAGTATATGGTATATCATTAAAGGATAATCCTGAGAAAGCAAGGGGTATTCGTGGACCTCTAATTCATTATGAGGAAGATGGTTTATTTCCCAACTTAGAAACTGCTTGGGGTGTAAATAGAAAAGCGGTGGAAGATGGTGATGTAGCATTTGGATTTATGTTAGCTGGTGGTACCGGAGGTACTGAAGGAGCTTCGTTTGAGGGATCTGAAAAGTTATTTTATAAAGCGGAGGCTTATAATATATACTCTATACCAAATGTATTTGATAAGAATGTTGGAGGAGCTACAAATTGTGGTTATTTCTGGGGGGCTTATATGAATCGTAATGGATGTTATGATGAGACAGTTGGTGAATCAGACGTTATAAAAGCACTTATAGAAATATTAAAGGATAGGTTTATAGTAAAATATAATTCATCCGACCCAAAAGCTATTACTCAAAAGAAAGCTGAGGAGTGTATTACACCTCAAAATCTATATTTCCAAGGAAGGAATCTTTCCTTGCAGAACATTATGTAGGGGATTTAATTTACAATGATAAAGGTGGTGTTAAATGGACACCTAATCCGGACTTATTTCCAATTAGATCATACTCTAATGTACCAGCTAATAAACGTGGTGCGGTTGAGATATTTGAAATGCCTAAGAAGAATGGTAATGGAGAAATAGCTAGTGGTAGATATATAGCAGGGATTGACCCTATTGATGCTGATACAGGTACTTCTTTGTTCTCTGTGTTAGTAATGGATACATTTACAGATAGAATAGTTGCTGAATACACTGGTAGACCTAGAACTGCAAAAGATGCCTACGAAATAACATTGAAGTTATTATTAATGTACAATGCACAAGCTAACTATGAAAACAACTTGAAAGGATTATTTAGTTACTTTGATAGTAAAAATGCATTATATTTATTATGCGATACTCCTCAGATTGTTAGAGATATGGAGTTAACTAAAGCAGCTAACGTATATGGAAACAAAGCAAAAGGTTGTAACGCAAATGCTAGGTTAAATAGTTGGGGGAGATTACTGCAAGTGGACTGGTTATTAGCTCGTGTTGATAAAGATAATGATGAGGATAAGCGATTAAATATACATAGATTAAGATCTATTGGTTATATTGAAGAACTTATTTATTGGAATCCTGATGGTAACTTTGATAGGGTTTCTGCGGGAGGTATGTTGTTTATACTTAGGGAAGATAGGATTAAAAGAACTATTACCGCTAAGGATAACCAGCATAAACCTAATAATAGCCTTGGTAGTGATCCATTCTTTAGTAAGAATTATAAGGGCGGTGTAGGACTAGATAAATTAATAAAGTAAAAAGCTATATGTGTTCGATATATATTTTGGATAAAATATTCAATTATACTATATTGAACACTTATAATTATATTAAATATGGGAACATTTCATAATACAAAATCATTACCACAACGACTTAGTTTCTCTAAAAAGAACAAAAAGTGGAGGATTGGTAATGTTGATAATGCTGATAATAATTCACTATATCATAATGAAGGTGTTAGACAAACCTTGCGAAGTAGAGTAATAAATCTTAACTTATATAATGGAATAATAAGCGTTGATGATATGAAGAAAGTTGTTAACCCTCAAGGGATTGACGCTGACTTTATACCTAAAGATATACCACATCACCCTATAGCAGTTCCTAAAATAGACTTGCTAGTAGGTGAGGAAATTAAGCGTAGGTTTGATTGGTCTGTTGTGGTTACAAATCCTAATGCTATAACAGCTAAAGAGAATGATCGTAAGAGCATATTAACTCAAAGAATTACTCAATTCATACAAGGTAATTATAGTGAACAAGAACTCGAATCTAAAATGAAGGATCTTGAGAAGTATATGAAGTATGAATGGCAGGATGTTAGAGAGAAGATGGCTAATCAAATACTTAAACATTATTGGGAGGAGCAAAAGTTCTCTTACAAGTTTAACGATGGTTTTAAGGATGCTATGATAATGGCTGAAGAAATATATCAAGTAGATATAGTTGCTGATGAACCTATCTTAGAAAAGCTTAACCCTTTAAAGGTTAGAGCTGTTCGTAATAGTAATTCTAACAAAATTGAAGATTCTAGCATTATTGTTAAAGAGGATCATTGGTCACCTGCTAAAATAGTAGATACATTCTATGGGGAATTGAAACCTAAAGAGATTGACAATATTGCTGAGATTAATGGACATGCTTTTAGTAATGATTACACTGATGCTGAAGGAAACATTAGAGTATTAAGGGTTTATTGGAGAAGTTTTAAAAAGATTAAAAAAGTTAAATTCTACGATGAGGAAGGTGAACATCAGTTTAAATTCATGTCAGAAGAATATATTCCTAATAAGGATTTAGGTGAAGAAGTTACTAATTTATGGGTTAACGAAATATGGGAAGGTACTAAATTAGGTAAGGATATTTATATTCAGATGAAACCTAAAGAGGTACAGTTTAATAGATTAAATAATAAATCACAATGTCACGCTGGAATTATTGGACAAGTATACAATACTAACCAAGGTAAAGGTATTTCATTAATGGATAGATGTAAAAACTATCAATATTTATACGATGCTATATGGGATAGACTTAATAAAGCTATTGCTACTAACTATGGTAAGATATTTGAATTAGATATTTCTAAAATACCAGATAATTGGGAAGTAGAAAAATGGATGCATTTTGCTATTACTAATAAAATAGCTGTAGTAGATTCATTTAAGGAAGGTAGTCATGGTGCTTCAACAGGTAAATTAGCTGGGTCATTTAATACTCAAGGTGGTAGATCTATTGATATGGAATCTGGTAACTATATACAACAACAAATTCAACTGTTAGAGTTTATTAAAATGGAAATGGGTGAAATTGTTGGGGTATCACAGCAACGTCAAGGACAAATCTCAAATAGAGAAACTGTTGGTGGTGTTGAAAGAGCTGTTAATCAGTCTAGTCATATCACAGAACATTGGTTTATGCAACATGAGCATGTTAAGCTTAGAGTATTAACTGCGTTCTTAGAAACTGCTAAAATAGCCCTCAAAGGTAAAAATCCTAAAGTCCAGTATATATTAGATGATCAAACTATACAAACTTTAAATGTTGATGGTGATGTATTCTGTGAAGCTGATTATGGTGTTGTAGCAACTAATTCTAGTAAGACACAAGAGATGGAGCAAACTATTAAAGGTTATGCTCAATCATTCTTACAAAATGGTGGTAACTTATCTACTATAATGGATATCTACTTTAGCCCTTCATTATCTGATATGAGACGTAAGATAGAGATCGCTGAAGATGATTTGCATCAGAAAAATTCAGAAGCTTCTCAACAACAAGCTAAACAAGCTGAACAGCAACAAGCCCAAGAATTACAACTTGAAGAAGCTAAAATGAAACTAGAAGATACCATTAGTCTTAGGGAGGATGCTACTAAACGATATATAGCTGATAAGAGTGACAATGATTACGATACTGACATTAATGATGATGGCATTGGTTTAGATGCTGAAAAACTTAATTTAGACGAAAGAAAATTTCAAAGTGATAGAGAGAATTCTAGTAAAGATTTAATGCTTAAAATAAAAGCTTTAGATAATGATATGAAGAAACATGCTGATAACGTTAAGTTGAAGCAAAAGCAAATTAATAAATCTAGTAATAAACCGGCTAAATAAAAGCTATATGAGTTCTATATATAATTTGACTTTAACTAAAAAAGTTATTATATTGAGAACTCGTTATAAAATTTGGGAGAAATATGGACGATGACAATATAGGAATGGATTTATTTGGTGATCAAAGTTTAGAAATAAATTTTGACGGACTAAGTAATTCTCAAGAAGATGCTGAAGGCTCACAAGAGTCTGAAGAAAACAACAATGATAATAATACAGATGGTTCACAAGAGCCGGATGATACTAATAACCAAGGTGAGAGTCAGGGATCTGATTCAGAGAGCGTAGCTGAGGAAGATGACCAGGATGAAGGTAGTGAGGGTAATGATTCTCCCAACTTATTTTCTTCTGTAGCAACTGTTCTTCAAGAACAAGGCTTACTACCTTCTCTGGATATCACAGAAAACAAAATTGAGAGTGTTGAAGATCTAGCAACTGCCATGAAAGCAGAAGCTGAGGAGTTAGCTAAATCTACAATCATTGATAAGATTGGTGAGGAAGGATATGAATATATCAATAAAGGTATATCAGTAGATGAGTATAATGCTTATAAATCTACAGCAGATGCTTTAAACACCATTACTGAAGATTCTTTATCTGAAGATATAGAATTAGGTAAAAAAGTAATATACCAAGATTATATTAATAGTGGTATAAGTGAATCTAAAGCAAGTAAACTAATAGATCGCCTTTCTGAATTAGGTGAGGATAGTATATTAGAGGATGCTAAAGAGTCACTAATTAATGTAAAGAATTTTAATAAAGCTGAATTGGATAACCAAGCTGCTGAAATTGCAACTCAAAATGCATTAATTGAAAAACAACAACAAGATATTGAAAAACAATTAAAGAAATCCGTTTATGATACCAAAGAGTTAATAAAAGGACAATCTATTAATAAAGTATTTCAAGATAAAGTTTATAATAGTATGACTAAGATAGTAGGTAAATCTCCAGATGGTAATTCTGAGAACGCATTAATGAAACAGCGTAGAGAAGACCCTGTAGATTTTGACACTAAGTTATATTATGTATATGAATTAACAAAAGGATTTAAAGACTTTTCTAAATTTACAGCATCAGCTAAGTCTAGTGCTATACAAGATATGGAGAGGGCTTTACAAAATAATAGTATTAATAACTCTGAGACACCTGGTTTCTTACAGGATAATGAGAGTTACAGCGATGGTCTAGGAGCTGAGATAAATTTTTAATAACTAGAGACTAAAATAAACTAAATTTAAATTATGAGTGTAGGTAAATTCGTTGTCACAAAAGGTAAACACTGGTCGGGACTAACATTAAAAAACCATATCGGGGCTATTTTTGGAAGTAGACCTCAATTGGCATCAAAGATAACTACTGTATTGCTTCAACAATCAGGAATGAAAAATTTAGATACTTCGTTATCTATGTTTCCTGAGAAAGTATTGGAGTCAAGCGATGATTTCGTTTGGAAGTTAGTTGGAAGTGATGAAAGAAACATTCCATTAACTGAAGCCCGTTACCAAGGTTCTGTTGTATCAGATGGTGATACAGGAATTGGAGCTGGTAGAACAACATTTGAATTAGTATTCGCTGAGAAGTGGTTTACTAAAGTGCATGTTATTTCTGGTATTCATCCAGACATCTATCAAATTAGAATTTTAGAAGAGCCTCGTGCAGAAGCTCCTAATAGATATGTATATACGTGTGAAGTTTGGGGTGGACAAGAATCATTAGCTGGTATTCCAGGTAGTGAACTAGTTGCTAACAACAGATTCTCTATTGAATCGGCATACGTTGAAGATGAACTTTCTATTGAAGGTGCTGGTATCCAATTTACATCTCCTTACTTAATGAGAAATAGTGTTTCTAACTTACGTTTTGAACATAAAGTTTCTGGAGCAATGATTGATGTAAAAGTTGAGCCTGTATATTTTGCAGGAATTGAAACTAGAGATCCTAACAGTGGTAAAGTACATTCATCTAATACTTGGATGCAAGAAGTTATGTGGCAGTTTGAAAAAGCATTGTCGCGTATCAAGTCTCGTACATTAATGTTTGGTAAAACAAACCGTGCTGAGAATGGTGGTTTCTTGAACAAAGGAAAATCAAATATTGAAATTAAAGCTGGTTCTGGGATTAGAGAGCAAATTGAAGTAAGTAACACTACTTATTACAATAGATTCTCAATTAGATTACTAGAGGATATGTTATTTGAATTATCGGAAGGTAAATTAGAATTTTCAGATCGTAAATTTATGTTGCGTACAGGAGAACGTGGTGCAGCACAATTTCACAGAGCTGTAACGGCTGAAGCATCTGGATGGATTAATTTAAGTCAGAACAACCCTGCTGTAACGCAGAAAGTTAGTTCTAAATTCCATTCAAATTCATTCAAAACTGGATTCCAATTTACAGAATGGACTGCTCCAAATAACGTTCACGTTACGATTGAGGTAGATCCTATGTATGATGATAAAGTAAGAAACAAGTTAATACATCCAGATGGAGGTGTAGCTGAATCTTACAGATATGATATTTTATATATCGGATCTAGCGAAGAAGCTAACATACAAAAAATCAAAGTTCGTGGAGAAGATGAATTAAGAGGTTATAAAGCGGGTATTAGAGATCCATTCACCGGACGTAGAGGTGGTGTAATGAATCACATGGAAGATTCTGCTGTAATGACTGCAATGTGTATGACTGGAGCGATGGTAAAAGATCCTTCTAGAACTGCTACATTGATTCCTTCAATACTAGCATAATATAACAAAGGCTTAATAGGGGTGTGTCTTAAACACCCCTTTTTTATAAATAAAATTTAACAATGGGAGTAGTTAAAGAAGTAGGTTTTGAATTACCAAATAAACAAGTAGTAGTAAAATATATTAAAAGACGTAAAGGAATGGCTGCTGGTGAGCATATCACTAATGATCATGTTATTTCAGGAGGAATGTTAATAAATTCCACAAAGCGTTTTACAGTACCAATGCAGCGTAATGGTGGGTTGGCTAATATATTAACAAAAGAAGAAAAGGATTACTTAGAAGGTTCTGATGCGTTGAGAGGTGCTAATCTATCTATTTATAGTGATTTTTGGAGAGATTTTTATGTTACACTAAGAAAGGAAGATAATCAATTTGATATGAGTAGACCAATGGAGTTTATTCAAGTTAAATTATTACAAGCTTTAAAAGATCATGTTGCACCATCGTGGGAACAACGAAATGATAAACAAAGTTATCAATTTGTTATTGTTAATGAGGGCGAAGAGTTTAAAGAAACTAAACGTAAATATGATTCTAAGAAAGAAGCCTTTAAATTATATGGTAAGGTAGAAGATGATAAAGACCAATTAATTGGTATATTAAAATTAATCACAAACAAGCCTATTTCTAACGGTTCTAAGTTAGATTGGATTCAAGGACAGGTTGAAGAGTTTATTGATAATTCTCCATCTAAGTTTGTTGAATTAATGAAAGATAGTTCTTTCGCAACCAAAATACTTATTAATAAAGGTATTGAGGCTGGAGTTATTGTTAAAAAATCTAATAAATATAGCACAGTAGATGGGTTATCTTTATGTGATGCGGATGAGAGTCCTACTTTTGACAATGCGGTTAGATATCTAGATAACAATAAAAATCAAGAAATCAGATCATTAGTGGAAGCTAAGATTAAAAACGCTCAATAATATATGACTACTACAGAATTTTCAAATACGTTTGATATATTATATGATAATGTTGCAAGTAAAAGCGCACCAGGATTAGATTTATATGAAAAGTCTGTTTTTTTAACAAAGGCTCAACTTGAGATAGTTAAAAATCATTATTTAAATCAGAACAAGTATCAAGCTTCTTTTGAGGGTAATGAAAAAAGGAGAATAGATTTAAAGGAGTTAATTAAAAATTATGAAACTTCTACTATATTAGATTCTAATATAGGCTTATCAAATCTATCTAAGTTTTATCAATTACCTAGTGATTTATTTCTAACAATTCAAGAGCAAGTTATTTTTAATTCAACGAATGAGTGTATCAATGATAAAGTTGTAAAGGTAATACCTAAAACTTATGATGAATATAACATTCAGATTAAAAATCCTTTTAAAAAACCTGATAACGATGTTGTCTGGAGATTGGATTATAGTAAGCAAAATGATATTGATAATGTAGAACTATTATCTAAGTATGATATTAAAAAATATCAATTAAGATATATTAAATTCCCATCACCTATTATACTAACCTCTTTAATATTAGGGGATTTTTTAGGAGAGGGATTATCTATAAATAATCAAACTAATGAACAGACTAGTGAGTTAGATGAAAGTATCCACGATGAGATACTTAATAGAGCTGTTGAACTAGCCGTTAGGGATTATAAAGAATCTAATTTACAGAATAAGATTCAAACAAATTTAAGAGACGAATAAACAATTTTTAAACTAAATTAAAACAAATGGCAGTATTTGGACCAAATCAAGTAGGCGAACTTATCGTTGGTAATGCAGTAGCATCAGAAACTACAGCATCAACATTCGTAAGCTCTGCAAGTGATAAAGAAATTAAAGTGTTATCAAAAGATGGTACAGCCCCTGCAGTAGGAGCACCATTTTATGTATTACAAAAAACAAGTGGTAAAGCATCTAAGAATTTAAATTATGAATTTACAGATGTTATTAAACCAAGTAACGTAGAGAGCGTTACATTAAGTGCTCATCAAGCTGCTACCGCTAAAGTGGTTACAGTAAGTGGATTCACAGGCACACCTAGAGCAAATACTACTTATGAAGTATTAGTAAGATTATTAGAAGATGGTGGATCATTGTCAGTTGAAAACTTCAGAATTATATCTGGGTTTTATGTGACTGGAGATGATGTAAGTGACGTTACTGCTGTTAACATTTTAGATCAGATCGTTTTAAACTTACAGAAAAGTCAGGAAAAAGAAGGTTCTGATAATTTTGTATTTGCTAAATCAGGAACTACTATTACAATTACGGAAGTATTAAAAGATAGCGATCCTGCTAGAGACATTGCTGACCCGGTACAATTTGATGTACAAGCTTATGTTAAAAGTAATAATCC